CTAGTTTGTTTTCATAATAACTGCAGCCAAAGCAAAAAGCTGATTCGTCGTCGTACCTTGCCAAGTTGTCTTTTGAGTTACAATTTGGACAAGCTTCGTGTTGAACAAAATTAGCCATTAGCCTCTTTCCATAATTGTGTTATAAACTCATTGCCATTTGGAAAAGTTGTTTTTAAAAATGACACTGCGTTTGATTTAGTATTTAAACATGCTTGAGCTTTTTCCCAATGTTGTTCGTACAAGTGTTGCGATCCAGCATTTAAAATTAAATCACCTAAGCTATAACCTTTTTGATGTTGAGATTTTAATTGCAACAAAATGTAATTAGAAATGCACGAAAAATTAAACACATCGTAAACCCAGCCAAGCCAAGCGTCACTTGATCTCATTGTAGCAATACAATGTAATTTGCTATTACGTATTATAAATTGTAATGAACAAGTACAAGGAACGTCTTTAGATTTAGGTGGTTTTTCTCGCCAAATATTTATTACAGCTTGCCGAGATTCAGAATCATATTTAAGTGTTTCAATTATGTATGATAGTTGGTCAACAACTTTTGGTCCATACGATCCAAAAAATCTTATACCGTCGTCACTAAAGGTATGAATAATTTTTGAATACGGAGCAATTGTAGCTACACGATTATCTCCAGACAAAATCCAAGCTGCTTCTGCTGATCTAAATTTTTCACCAATTTTTCGGTTAGCTACTGTTACGTAAGGAGCAGCCATTGGTATTGTGGTTTGATAACCTACAATTTCTTTTGTTTTCATACCACGTGGTGATTTAAAACCTCTTGTTTCTAGTAAGTCTTTAATAAGCTTAAGCCAAACAACATTAGTGTTCATAGCGTAGGTTCCTCTAATAATTTTAAAGCAATAGCTCCAACAACTGTGCATGGAGTTCCGTCAGTAGTTTTTGGTTCTTCATTTACAAGTCTGTGTAAAGCTTCTGTAAAATCTTTGTACACTTGCAGTTTAAGAGTTATGTAATTAGAAAATATTTGACAAACTTTTTCCATGTCTGTTCCAATTTTAAATGACGGAAATATTCTAACAACACGAGGTGCATAAGTATTTTCTTCTTCTCTGTAACCAACAACAACGTGATACTTTTGATTGTTATGAATTATTTTAACATTGCGACTTTTAACCCGATTTCCTTCTGGTCTGTAAGGTACTGCCTCATTCATAAAAGTGTTTGCCTATAAAATCTTCAGTTTTATCTTTTGTATAATCAAACATTTTAAATTCTTTACACTCAATAAATAATTTGTTGTACATGTCGTACACACGGTCAACAGTTTTAAAGTCTTCTGTTTCTTTTCTTTCATTAAATTTTTCTTGAACAGTTTCTTTTGGTGGCAAACAACCTACGCAAATTGGCTCATACAGTTCTATATGATGTCTCATTTCTTTTGCTGTGTATGTAACGTTGCCGTCTCTAAAAATGTGACCATATACAATTTCTGAAGGCCACAAGCGATCAATAATTACTTTTGGATTAGATCTTACAAGTGTTACGTGTGCGGCAAACAAGTCGCCAACTTCCATAATAATGTTGCCTTTAGCATCACGCATAACGTGCTTGCCGTCTTTAAGACTATTGTGTACATAAACGTGATCTGGAAATTTTTCTGTTAACTTATGTGCTAACGTACTTTTTCCTGAACAGTCTGGTCCTTCAAGTATAATTCTCATACATATTCCTCTGGTGAATTAAAATTGTATTTTTGATAAACAAATTGTTTAATTAAATTTAGTGATGTTTGCTGTTCAGCATTTATAGACTTTTTGTTTTGTTTGCCTCCAACAATGCAAATACTTATAGAGGTATTGGTACCAACTCCAACGGACTCAATATCTATGCCTTTTTCAATTGAGCCTTCTAAGTCAACAATGTAATGGTAACTTAAACCAAGCATGCCAAGATCAAGTTGTTTTTTATTTAAATCGTGTTTTGTCAAATTAGTTTTTTCGTCTGTATTAGTTCGGTATACAACAAGTGTGTCTGTTGTATCTCTACTTTTTCTTCCGCTTTTTTTCAGCATTTGCTAGCCATTCCTTTGGTATTTTTTCATCAGCATATAAAATGTTGTTGTGCTCACACCACATGCCATAAGTTGTTTTTGATTTTTTTGAAATTTTAATTTTGCTATTACTAAAAACAAATCGTACGTCTTTTTCTGGGTGCTGCTTTTTAATAAGCAAATGTTTTTGTCTGTCTTTAGTTTGAAATAAACCTTTTGCTTCAATAAAAATTCCATTAGATAAAATAAAATCTGGTTTGTATGTTGATGCTTTTTCTGGTACTAAATAGGGTAACAACACTGTTTCGTACTCGTATTCAATTTTTGCAGCATCAAGCTGTTTTGCAATTTTAACTTCGAAGCCTGACCTAAAGCCAAGCTTTCGAGCTCTTATTGTTGCTGGTCTATTAAAAGTCGTCGTCATCAGTTTCTGCAGCTGGAGTTGTTTCTTCTGTATTAAAAGATTCTTCCATTTCTTCTGAATGCTGATACGCATTATCTTGCGCTACAAAACCAAAACTTTGTTGTCCGCCATTTGTATCACCTGAAACGAGTTCAACAACTTGTACTGCATTTAAGTAAAGTGTAACGCCTGTATTTCCACCAGTGCTATACGGTGCGGCTGTTGCTGACACAATAATTTTTGATCCACCAAATACATTTACGTTTTGTATTGGTTTACCTGCGCCATCGAATAAAGCTGGTTTGTTTTTTGTTTTAAACTTAAATACGTAATCACCAGTTTCTTTACCATCTGCATCTTTTTCTTTTGCATAAGGCATTTTTCCTTTTGTTTTAGGATAATGTTTTGCAAAGTGTTCTTTTAAAATAGCTGCAATCGGCTTTGCTTCATCTGATGATAGTATCAGGTCTGTTTTGTATACACCGTCTGGATTAAACTTTGTATCTGCTTTAGTTAACCACGGAAACTTTGCTGTTCCCAATGGGGTAATAAATTTATGATATATGTCTTTTGCCATAATCTCCTCTGTTAGTTAGTTTAAAGAATTCATAACGTGTACCTATTAATACACTAGTGTATTGATTAAGAGAAAAAATAGTCAGCGTTAATAACATCATTAATATCAAGATTACCTTTTTGTGGAAGCTCTGGTATTTTATGATGTAGTTTTTCAGGTATTAAAGGAAGTATGCTTTCTAAAAATTCTTCAAGTGGATCTACTTGCAAATATAAATCTCTAAAAGCTTCACGCAAACATACATTCATTTGCTCTTGATCTGCTGCATGTGTACCAAACGAATCATGAACCATTGCAAAACTATTTATATTATGTTGCTTGCAATAATGAATAGTCATAAACAAACAAGTCGCATCAAGCGCATGCACGAAATTTGGAGATATTCCGTTTGCTTGTCTGCGTTTATCAATGCGACTTGTTGTCGATCTAATTCTTATTCGACCCATCATTTTAGTTCGAAGTACTGTTTCAGCTTGTGAGTAGTATGCTTGTCTTACTGGAAAACCAAGTGGAGTAGTCCAAAACACAGGAGTCTTTTGATCTGATAGTAAACGAGCTACTTTTTGTAACCACGACATTGCTTCAGGTGCTTTAACAACTACTTGTCCAATTGATTCCCATATTTTACTTGCCAAATAAATTGATGCTGCTTGTCTGTTTTCAAAATTCATTTCTTCACCTGCATCAATACGCTTTTGTATATACTCATCTACAAATTCTGTTGCTGAATATCTTGTTGATCCATAAGGTAAAGTCATGACTGAACGCTTGCAAGCACCACGATCTATGCCTATAGTTAGCCATTCATTAGCTAAAAATCTGCTCTTCTCGTGTTCCTCTGCAATACTTTTTTTATCAATTTCCAATGCTTTTATTACAACAGTTAACACTTCGCTGTAAATGTCTTGTGGTGTATCTGAGTTTGTTAAGTTGACAGCTTTGCCTCCAACTTCATCTCTAAGCATTGCACTAAAATGTTGAAGTCCATTGCAGCTGCCGTCTGATGCAACAGGTATATGCGAAATAAAGTTTTTACCTTCTTTAATATATCCTGCCCACTCCATGCATGCTGCTAAAAACGACCACGGATTATCTGCTGTTTCCCACCAACGTTCTGCAAATGGCTCTTTGCTACAAGCTACAATTTTATCTGAGTTATCTATTGTCCATTGCTCTCGCTCGTTTAAAGGCAGCTTGTCTTCGCCATAACAATTAGCAACATGAATTGCTAAATACTTTGCACCACTTTCTCCTAAAGGTTTACCTTCATTAAATTCAAGTAAAGCTTTAGCGTAGTCTGTACCTTGTGGATTTAAGTATGGTACAACCGCATAAGCTCTGTTTCTAAAATCTGTTGTGTGTGGAAAGTAAATTGTTTGTCCAACAAATTTCTCTGCAAGGTACAGCGTTTTTGCTGTTGCAAGCTTTTTAGATTTGGTTCTTTCATTAGCCGTATGTACAGCTACAGCTTGACCTTTCCATTTTTTTAACGACTGTTTGTTTGTTGCTATGTCATGTGGTTTTTGCGGTAAATCTAAAAGATTATTATTAATAAGTTTACCTCGACTTCGGTCACCTTCATTAAAGCAAGTTTTAATTACTAACATTATTTGTTTATTAACTCGCCAAGCTGTTTCTTGCATCGCATTAACACCTTCGTATACGACAGGCATATCATATTTAGTAAGTTCTTCTAAATAATTTAAGTGTGATGTAATCTTGTGACCTTTGACGAAAAACAAATTTTTTAA